TTTTATATTGGTGATTCGCATGATTGCAATGGTACCGAAAACCGATACTATCCTCCCGCCTGATGTATCCCGTGGCTTCTTCAGTGTGGCCTTTAACAATAGCAAAAAGCGTGGGATGGGAAGATCCATTATTCATTGTGAGGCTGAGGGTACGCGCTACAGTTCTGGACATGTGCATCTCGACACGATAGAAGTGCAGGTGCAGGATTTCTTGAACTTGCAGCAAATGATCGACTATCTCGAAACGTTCGGCGAATGTGATCTTGTATGGTTGGAGCAATTATGATAAAGCGTTTGCTCAATTGGTTATTTGCTGACCTGGTTGCTGATCTCTTCGGCGTGGAAGATCGCATACTTGCACGAATGAAGCAGCAAGAAGATGAGATCTTTCCTGAGATGTTCGCAAAACTGGAGGACTACACCGTCGCACGCGTTGTTGATGCGCTGGTAGAACAGAGTCTCCGCGTTGTTGGTGGCCGCCCGAATACACGAGCCACAACGCCACTAGATGAGCAGCCAGAGGGATCACATGACGCATAATCTCACCGTTAATCTAGCGTTCAAGGTTGTGCTAAGTGGCAAGAGGATCGTTGTCTCGAATGAGCAGGCAATATTGATCATCTGTACGGAGTGCGGTAATACGATCAATGTCTACTTGCATCATGTGCCAACTGATGGGCAAATGGAGAATGAGCTACTAACTGGGACGGTACAGTATCCGATGTTCAAGTATTGCAAATGTGATGTTCATGGTGGAGGAGATATTCACGTAGTGAAATGATGAGTAGAACAACATGGATCATAGGGATTATTTTATTGATTGTGACGTTTGTGGCGATGGGATTGATGATATGGTTTGTTGCGACATATATGAATGTTTAGGTAAGAGCGTTGGCGAAAAATAATAAACAGGTGGTAATAAATCGCGATGCTAATGCTGCGACAAGAACGACATTAGCTGTACAACTCCGTGCGCAAAAATTAACATTTGATGAGATTGCTAAACGCTGTGGCTATGCTTCTCCGGGTGCATGTAGAAACGCGATCCAAAGGGAATTGTCAAGGACTGTAGTTGAGAATGTCGAGGAATTGCGCCGAGAAGAATGTGCAATGCTTGATCAATTGCATATGCAATGTTGGGAGAGGATGATCGATAGTGGATATGAAAAAAGTATGCTGTTCGCTGTGGATCGATTGATTGCTATCTCCGAAAGGCGCTCGCGATTGATGGGGTTAGATGTGCCAACTAACCAAGAAGTTACTGGGAACGTTGTAGTTATAAGAGAGGTTCCATCTGGGTATTTAGGGGTAAAGAGTGAATAGTGCTATTGAAGAAGTGCTCATTAAAGCTCCTGAATTTCGAGGTGCGGCAATGGAGTTAGGGGCTTGCCGAGACCTAGAGGTTTGTCTCGATGGGCCAGCCGGAACAGGTAAAACTGTGGCGGCATTATTTAAAATACACATGCTCCTCTTGATGTATCCGGGTGCCAAAGCTCTTGTAGCACGCAAGTCGAACACCGCTCTTGCAGCAACCGCAATGGCAACATTCCGCAATCACATTCTTGATGATCGTGAGGGGGTGCGTTATTTTGGCGGCAACAAAGTAAGACCTGCTGCATTTGAGTATCCAAATGGATCAACACTAATCATCTCCGGCTTAGACAAGCCGGAGAAGGTTAAAAGCCTAGAAGTAGATGTTTGCTTTATTAATGAGGCTACAGAGTGTAATGTCGAGGATCTAGAGTTCGTACGTTCCCGTCTCCGCAACGGGAAAACCCCCTATAGACAGATAATCCTAGATACGAACCCCGATGCGCCAACGCACTGGCTCAACCAGCGTATGAATGAAGGTAAAACTACACGGCTACTGTCTAGACATGAAGATAACCCCAGATTCTTCTCGTTACAGACGAATGATTGGACTGAAGAGGGCCGCGAATATATCGAGGATATTCTAGGTGGCTTGACAGGCGTCCGCCTCTCTCGTCTGCGTTATGGCTTGTGGTGTCAGGCTGAAGGAACAGTGTACCAGGATACCTATGATCGGGCAAGGAATGTCATTAAGAGCTTCCCTATACCAGACTCATGGAGTAGGTGGCTAGTTTTAGACTTCGGATACACTCATCCATTTGTTGCGAAATGGTATGCAGAAGACCCTGACGGTAGATTTTATTGCTATAGAGAGATCTATCGAACAAAACGACTTGTGGAGGATCACACCAAAGACATTAAGCGGCTATCGCGCTGGGGAGAAAAGGGTGGAGATCCGTTACCTCGTGAGGTAATTGCTGATTGGGATGCCGAAGATCGTGAAACATTCACTAGACATAGTGGGTTGCGTACGACAAAAGCATATAAGTCAGTTAGCGACGGTATACAAGCGGTTGCCTCTTGTCTTCGTCCCGCTGGTGACGGCAAACCACGTCTAATGTATTTCGAGGACTGTCTAGTTGAGAGAGATCTTGAATTAGCAGCATTGAAGCTCCCAACTTGTACCATTGAAGAGTTTGATATGTACGTTTGGGATACTCGAAATGGATTGAAGCATGGGGATACGCCAGTAAAAGAGTTCGATCATGGGATGGACACTGATAGGTATCTCATCGCAAGGCATTATTTGCGACCTATGACAATCTCATACAGCCAACGCGTCTATTAGGAGTATTTCATCATGATACAATTGCCCACTGTTCGTCCTGGTGCGAGCACATCGCTCGTAACTACTCAAGTAGCACAGCCCAGCTACGAAATTACCGACGCTGATAAAGCACGTATCGCGATCATACAAGCCGCATGGAAAGCGTATCACGGCCAACTTGACGAACCGCTTACAAAAATGAACGGGCAACCAAACGATAATGTAATGAGTAATCGTTGTCAACCTCCGGTAGACCGTGGTGCTGATTTTCTCTTTGGCAAGCCGGTTGAGATCATGATTGAACGTGGTGGCAATGAGACGATGCAAGCGTTCTTGGACAAGACATGGGGTAAGACTGAAGCGAGATTGCCACTGCTACAGAAGTTTTCCAAAAGTGGGGGTGTTGCTGGTCAAGCGTTCCTCCGTGTCATGCCGGAGAAGAACAACACATTTCGCTTGATCGTGGTTGACCCCAGCACGATTAGTGTACAAACGGCTGCACAAGACTGTGAAACCGTCGAGCTCTATTGCATCGAATACAGCACTACCGAGAAGATCAACAACAAAGACGCAACTGTCTACTACCGCGAAGAAATTGTGAGGATTGATCCTGATAACGATGGTGACGATGGTGATCCCTTTGCCGACGTTGATGCTACATGGGAGATACGACACTGGAAGCGCATCGGGGATCGTGGGAACTGGGCTGAGATTGGTGGAATGATCAAGTGGGAGTACAATTTTCCTCCATTATTCAGCAACCAAAATTTGGACGAACCTCATAGCTTTTGGGGTATGTCGGATATCACGCCTGACTACATCGGCATGAATACGGCGCTCAATCTGATCATGAGTATCATCAATCGCACCAATAAGCTCTACGGACAACCGATATTATTCGCTACTGGGGTAGCTGAGAGCGTATTCGACATTCAACCTGGTCGCATTATTGGATTGCCGACCGACCAAAGTAAGATCATGGCCGTCAACTTCACCAGCGATCTTACCAACGCGCTTGCATTCGCTGAGAGTATTCGTATGTCGATGGACGAGCAGAGTGCTATTTCGGCTGCAATGAGTACCGGGAAAACGATGCCGCGTGCGCTATCGGGCATCACTATGGAGCTGCTGTTCATGCCGATAATTCAGAAAACCGAGAAGAAGCGATGTCTCTATGGTAAAACTATCATAGATGTCTCGAAAGCTCTGCTCGTGTTGGCTGGCTATATTCAGCATGTAGATGAAGTTGATATCACGTTGACATGGCAAGCGATGCTACCAAATGATGATCTTCAGAGCGCTCAAACTGCTATGGCTAAAAAAAGTGTTGGCGTGTCTACGGAAACGCTTTTGAGCGAGTTGGGTTATGATGCTGATGATGAGATGGAACGCTCACAAGAGGAATACCAGCAAGAGCTAGTGAACGCTACACGAGGCCGGGGATTGCCGCCTGTATCATATCTGCAACCTGGTCAAGATCCGATGGCACAACAAGGGGGAGGACAACAGTGAAATATTGGCTAGACTGCGAATTCATAGAGGATGGAAAGACTGTCGATTTAGTGAGCATTGGTATTGTGGCGGAGGATGGAAGAGAGCTTTACTTGCAATCGGTAGAATTTGATCCATCGAAAGCATCTGAATGGGTACAAGATAACGTATTGCCTAATCTGTCTACGTGTCCCCATGCAAACGTAACAACAGACTCACGACGCCCTTACGTGCAGGATCTTCACTATCATAGGAACAGAGGACAATGTACATTCAGTGAGCCCGATAAGCGTATTATTGGCGCTCATACTGATTGTTCGTGGCGTACTCGCAATCAGCTTGTGCATGAAGTATTCGTTTTTATGGATGTCAAGAAATATGGCAAGCCTGAGATCTGGACTTATTATGGTTGCTATGACCATGTAGCCTTCTGCCAGCTATTTGGTACGATGATGGATCTTCCAGACGGCTACCCCATGTACACGAGAGATATTATGCAGTGGTGTGAAGCTCTGGGCTCACCATCGTTACCAGAACAAAGCAATGTTGATCATAATGCGCTCTATGATGCCAGATGGAACAAGCGAGCATGGGATTTTCTGAAGATGCTAGAGGGTGGTGAGGGTTATCTTGTCGGCGAGGAGAAGCCTGAGTTTGCATCTCTTTCGGATGGGATTATTAATAGTAGTGTGATACCCTCACATATAAAAAGTTTGACCACAATCGACTATTATCTGTTGCGTGATATGGTTCAAAGATTGTTTGCTGAGGAACTGCTAAAGTTGCCTGCGCAGATAAGGCAACAAATGGGAAGGGTGCAATAATGGACGAGTCGAATGATCCGAATGATAAAGGTTTTGCAACTGGAGAAGATAATTTCTCAGGTGGATTTGCAATTGTAGGTGAGCCGGGTCCAGAAGCGTTTACCTTCCCACCCGGTTCGACAATTTACCCTAGATGCTGGGCGAGCAGCAGTGATATTACTCGCATCCTCGGCAATTATAAGCAGGCCGTTTCTTTTCCGCATGAGGGGATGAGGTTCATTCCGCCTAATCCTGCGTTCGGTTATCTCGAAATCGTACGAGCAGTAGCCGAGATTGATTCGACCTATCCCACTCGTGTAGATTTTGATGATGTGCCTTTTGAGTGGGCGTGTCCATACTGCGATGGTGAGAAACCTTATCGTGTAGATGATGAGCCATTCCCACATGATCAAGATTGTATCGTGCTCAAAGCGCGTGCGATGTTGGTAACTATGCCACACGAGGTGAAAGAATGAGCGCTCCGTTTGTAAATCCAATTCAAAAGTTTATTGCCACATTTCCTGAATACCTGCAAATCGAGTTCAATGATTGGATCGCCTCTCTCGGCAAAACTGCTGATGATGTTATTTCCTGGGAAGCGTATCAAAAGTCGTCTCATCCAGATTCGGCACGTGTCAAATGTAACTTGACTGTTACATTTGTAGATGAGAGCAAGCATGAGCGGGTATTTAAGCGAGATATATTGAAGGAAATGCAATGATCAATGTCAGTGAAGCATTCTTCGAGTTTGTTGATGCTTTCGTGTCCGCTTATGATGAGCCTCTCAATGATCCTAATGTGTGGTACGTCAAGCAGAAGAAGTACAATCAACTTCGATGGCTAAAACATTGCGCGAAAGTGTATCACGATGCCCCGCGCAAACTTCGCAAGTGTGAGATACGTAGGATGGTGAAGCGACGTAGGAATGAGAGTAAGCGGTATGAGTGATCGCACCACGATTACGATAGCGCAAAAACTAGAGGATATTAGGCGTGCTCTGTTCGATCATAATTACTACGAAGTCCTGACTATTCATGGATGGCAAGAGACACAGTTGATAAGCGTAACTATTGGGGGTTCTATCAAGATGGAGGTAGTCAATCCAGATTATCTGAAGTGGTTAGCATCTGACAAACAAGGAGCACAACCAGCATCTCTTGTCTTGTATGGCATTGATGACATTAGTCGGTATTTGCGTAAATCGTGGAAGGAGAACGAATGACCCTCCACACACTCGCTAACCGTTTCCGCTCACAATTGCAATCCAAACGTGACACAACCGCGCAATCACTCACTGATGCTCATGCTCAAACTGTCCAGCAAATCCAGCCACAACTCGACGAGACGTACAAAGCAATCGAGGCGAAGCAGCAAGCGACAGATGGCAAGATACCGCTATCATGGCTGTCCGAAGGGGGCCGACTCGACGCGCTGAGGCAGTTTGTAAGTGAGCGGATCGATCATTTTAGTGTGTTCGCTAAGATGACCGTGCAGCAAGTTGTAGACTGGGCTCATTCGCTAGCAGGACAAGCCGCTGCATTGTTTCTCAAGACTGCACAGTCTGATACCGTCGTAAATCCTGTCTCACAATCGATAGTTTCTAAACTGTTGAATGGTGCTCGTGATAATCTCACTGGGCTATTTGGCACGTTTGGGCGCAATGCAGCAAAGGGTATAGAGGAGGCGTTGAAGTTAGGTCTCGTGCTGGGCGACAAGATAAGCGTGCTTGCCGATAATATCAAGACAGTGTTGGATGAGCCACGTTGGAGAAGTATAGCGATTGCTGCTACTGAGCTATTTAGAATGTTCAATGATGGCTTGTTATCCAACTATCGCGTAAATGCTCATGTGGTCATTGGATGGCAATGGCAATGCAAACTTAGTCCTCACAGTTGTGCTTGCTGTGTGGCTATGCATGGTACGATCCATAAGCTCATAGAGGTGCTAGAAGACCACGTGAACGGAGAATGTGAACCGTTGCCGTGGCTTAGTGGTCAGGAGCTTGGGCAAAGCGGTACAGACTGGTTTACTGAGCAGGATGAAGCGACACAGCGAAAAATACTCGGTACAGATATTGCGTATGCTACTTGGAAGAGTGGCACGCCGCTACAAGATTTTATCGGCATACGACACGATCCTGGTTATGAGCCGAGTGTGTATCAGAAGAGTGTGAAGCAAATTATGAAGGAGAAATAAATCATGCAAGGATTGACAGAAGGCAGAATAGTTCACTACGTACTCTCAAATGGACAACATAGGCCCGCTATTGTTGTGCGAAACTGGAGTGATCCGGCTCTTCCGGGTAGCGATGGTAGGGTTAACCTCACTGTATTTGCCGATGGCTCAAATGATGCTGGCGTAGTTGGCGGTAGTTCCTCTGTACAAGGGCTATTCTGGGCAACGTCGGTACATCATGATCCAGAAGGCACAAAGCATCATACTTGGCATTGGATAGAGCAGGTATAGAGGCACGAATAGATGGATAGCAAGAAGAACTATAACCGTCGTGTCCGCATCATTGGCAAGCCTAACGAACTAGAAGGCTACAAAGTTGACGTACAAGATGCTGAGACAGGTGAGAGCATCCCCAACGTAGCGCGTGCTGTAATCGTGCTCCGTCCTACCGAGATCAATGTAGCTATTCTCACCATGTTTCAAGAAGATCCGAACACGCATCGAATAATAGCGGTGGATGGTGATGTGAGACAGGATCTCGTCAGGGCAAACTTGCCAGAGATCGATATAACCGCATTGGAGTTGCTATTGCAAGAGGATGTTGAGGAGAAATAATATGACCACACTTATACAATCTACATTTATTCTCTTGCTCTTTGTGCTCGTTCGCTCAGCAGATATCGCTATCAGTAGTGGTATTGCTCACGATACGATACGATGTATCATTTATGGCATTGTAGCAATATTGGCATTGATTGCCGTCGTGATTATGCTGATTGGGGTACGTTGATGGCAAAGATACCAATACCATTCAACAAACGCATACACATTGCAAACCAACCTCATCCCAAAGGTGGCTCTTTTACCAGCGTTACCGATGCTGATACGGGTGAAGCATTGCCGGGAATACTGAGTATCCTTATCAAAGTGCAGCCCGATGATATCGTTGTTGCAGATATCGCTTATGGAAATAGCGCTTTCCCTTGTATCTTGCGATGCCCGGTAACTGCAATCGATGTGACTATTTCCTCTGAGATATTGCCAGTGAGGAAGAGATGCGCGATGCTCTTTTTGCTTTTATAAATGGCAAGCAGCAATTGTGTAGTCCACCGCAAGACGATGATAGCGATATTATCCTGAACGATGTCATTGCGGAATTATTGCTGGCTCGTCAATTGCTAGCCGAGATGCAAAACTTCTCGCAACTCTGGCTAGCAAAGTTGCCAAAGAGGTAAGAGTAATGAAGAAGATCACATTCTCTGCTGCACTCTATTGCAGACGTTGTAATCTCGCATTCGTGGCAAAAACCGCTAATCGATGCCAATGCAAAGTAGCTAAACCAACCAAACACTAATTTTTATCATACTACTCAATCATTGAGTATTCAGTATCATTGACAATCATAAAAGGACAGTGTATCATTATGACAATAGAACAAACCTCATCTATTCCTGGTGCGACACCTGAGAATGGATTGCCCGTGACGGGTACCCCCGCTTCAATTGGCGCGACGCCTGAGAAGTCAAACGCATCTTTGCTTGAGGAAGCGAATAGGCGGATTGCAGAGCTCGAAAAGAAACAATCAAACTCCACTGAAGAACTTGAGCGGCATCGCAAGAATGCCAAGAAGCTTAGCGAATATGAAAAAGCTGAGCAAGAACGGCAACAAGCAGCACTCAGCGATGTGGAGAAGGCGAATGTACGCGCAACGGAAGCAGAACAGAAGATCCAGCATTATCAGCAACAACTTGTTACTACTCAGGTAGAATTAGCAGCACAACGCATGGGTATTATTAACCCGGCACTTGCTGCACTTGCCATCGCGAACAAGTTGGACACAGGCGAAGATGGATTACCGACAAATATTGAGACTGCTCTTAAAGAGCTAATCAAGGATAATCCCTATCTCGTCGCCAAAGCTGAGGCTCCTGCTACGTCTCCTGAATTGCATACGACGCCACAACAGCAACAAGCTCCTGCAATACCCGCTATGAATCCAGGCCGCTCTAATCTGACCGCTCCTGGCACGCTACCCTCTGGCAAAGCAATGAAACTCACTGATGTTCAGTGGTCACGCTAGCCAGGAGTAGATGTAAAAGACTCCTGGTAGAACAAATAGCCAGGAGTCTTTTATTATGGCAATATCCACAAGTGCGGTGAGTTTGGCCGATTACGCTCTAAATAGCAATTCGCCAACCGTTCGCGCTATTACTTATAGCTTGATCGATAATGGTTCGGTCATTCAAGATCTTCCACTGGTCACGCAGAAGAGCATGATTGCTAACGGCGTGAGGTTCGAGGGCAACTTACCAACCGTCTCATGGGCCGCATTGAATGCTGAAGGTGTTACCACGAAGGGTACGCCGACCGCTTATAGTGAGCAAGTTTACCTCATTCGTAACTATATCGACGTAGATAAAATCTTCGTCGAGGACATCAATGCTATCGTTGATCCGCGCGCTGCACAGGTTGGAGCGTACACCAAATCTCTCACCTATGATTTCAACTACAAATTCCTGAAGAATGACCATGGTACTGGCGACGTTAATGCGCCGGTCGGGCTGCGATACCGCATTGATAATGGCGCTACCTTTGGCGTCCGTTCGGAAAACAAAATTGATGGTGGAGCGGTAGACTTGACCCAGGCGGCGGCTACCCAGGCCACAGCCAATAAGTTTATTGAGCTTCTTGATCAGCTTTTGTGGAGCGTGAATAGCCCAGAGGGAACGGGCGTCATCTTGTACATGAACGAAGTGATGAAACGGCGCTTCGCCTTCGTGGTGAGGTTGATGGGTACCTCCGGTGGTTTCTCCATTATGACCGATCAATTCGGACGAAGCATCCAAATGTACAAGGGTGCTCAGATCAGAGATATCGGATACAAGCAGGATCAAAGCACGCGTATCATCACCGTTACCGAGACCTCCACAGGTGCCGCCGATACCGGATCTACTTATACCTCAATTTACGCCGTCAATTTCGGGACCGATTTCTTTTTCGGATGGCAGTTCTCCGAACCTAATTTCAATGATCTGGGACTCATCAATAATGGCGTGATCTATCGAATCGCTATTGACTGGAGTGTCGGGCTCATGAATTCGAGTACCCGCTCTATTGCACGCCTCTATGGTATCAAACTCAGCTAATTGGCATAATGCCAGAAAGGTTTCGATTATGCCAAGCGATGCAAATATTACTCTTGCTGCACAAGCAACCGTTACCGCTACCACGAATGGTACTGCTGTAATTCTTGCGGGTGGTACGCCTCGTCGGGGGCTTGTTGCGCGGGTAATCTATAGTGCTGCTCTCAATACATCCGCGTCGGATACAATTACCTTCAGCTTGGATGTATGCTACGATGGAGTTCCTACCACATGGTACGCCGACTTTGTAGCACCCACGATCACTCTTACCACGACAGCCCAGTCAGGAGAGATCTTCATCCCGTTCTCAATTTCTCCTACCAGTGTTGCAAACGGCACTCAAGTTCGCCTTACCTGCAAGTTCTCTGCTGATAGCACCCATGGTAACACTATCAAGTACGGTGGCGATATCCTAGCATCCCGCCCATAACTGAAAGGAGGCGTACGCAATGACTGTTCGATCTACGATGAGCGCGATCATAGCACGCGTGCGCATCCTCGTGAACGATCCGGCTGGAGGATCACAACAATTTACCGACCAAATTATCCAGGACGTTTTAGACTCGACTCGTCAGGATACGAACTATCTTTCCTTGCGACCTTACCCGACCTATAGCGGCGCGTCCATTCTTTACTTGGACTACTACGCGGAACAGGGAGACTGGGAAGATAATGCTACATTCTGGCAATATCGCACGACGCAGAAGACACCATCAGCAAGTGAACCAATTGTAGGACACTGGACATTTGCGGTTACAACGCTTCCGCCCGTGTATCTGCAAGGTTCCACCTACGACGTGTATCGTACGTCCGCTGACCTGCTAGAACGCTTAGCGGCTCAATGGACGATGGCCTACAACGTCAATGTCGATGGTCAAAGCCTGCAACGCTCTCAAGTCATGCCTGCATTGCTCACGCTGGCTACTAGTTATCGCAAGAAGCAACGAGCGCATCAGATTAGTTTCACGCGTGGTGATATCGCCGATGCTCCCTATGGCGATAGACTCAATGGGGTTTCAGAGCTTGATTATATGTCTAGCGGCGATCCAGGGAGGTAGCGTATGCCAACGATGAAACCTATCTCTGCTAGTGAGTTAGCAGGCTTGCGTACTGAAGTGGCTGCTGTAGCATGTGACACCTCGTGCATCGTCAAACGTCCAGTATTGACGCCTGACGGTCGCCTGAGCAACACTTCAACACCCTCGACTATCACCACTGTCAACGTCGGCATGAAGCAGCCTACAGCCGCGCAATGCGCATTGTTTGCTAGCAAGATAGGTAACTCTGTTGCTTGGCAGATCAAGTTCCCGGTAGGAACGGACGTGAAAAGTGGCGATCATTTAGTGATTGGTAGCAGTGAAATGGTTGTCGAGGCCGATCTCTCACCACAAAGCTATAGCACGCTCAATACTTACCTCGTGGTGGTAATCAAATGAGTGCAAACGAGGTTGATCTTGGCTTTCAGTACTTTGCTAGTAAGCTATCCAGCGATAGCACGCTGCTAGGTTGCGCTCCTGGTGGTGGATATCGCACGCTAGCAGCTACAACTACGCTCACACCATATTGGATAGCGATCTTCATGGCTGGCACGACTACAACGAACTTTGGAGGCGTACGAGGCTATGTTTCATTGCTCTACCAGGTCAAAGCGGTTGGGCCTGCTAGCGTTACTGGTCAGATCGCTAATGCTGCTGCAAGAATTGATACGCTCATCACAAGCGCAACTCAGCAAGCGGTAACAGGTGGCATTATCAAATCTTGTATACAGACGCAACCAATCGAGATGGATGAATTGGTCGTAAAAGAAACCTGGACGAACCTGGGTGGGTTATATCGGCTCATGATCACGGCAACTTAGGAGTATCGAGATGGCAGAAGTTATTTGGGAAGGGCTAGATACATTCATAGCAAAGATGGAAACCATGAATGCGACGGTACCCGAAAAAGCTGGCGAGATTATGCAAGAGATCGGTACTGAGGCAAAAGATTTGATGGATGCTGGCACGCCTGTCGATACTGGCGAACTGAAATCACACAATCAGCTTGAGGCGGAGGGTACAGGTTTCACGCTCACAAATGATAGTGATCACGCTATCTACCTAGAGCTAGGAACTCGCTTTCAACCTGCTCAGCCCTTCCTAGCCCCAGCCGTAGAGGAGGCGGCTAATCAGATGGCGGAAAAATTGCCAAAGGTGTTTGAAGAATTTTAGTGAGTCGGTTTTCTAGTCGGTTTTGTGAACGTTGATCAAAGAAACCTAGTCCAAATTCAATGAGAGGGTATTGATGTTGAGCGTAAAGTTGGCATTTGTGTTTGCGTCTGTGTTGGTATTTGGGATCATTAGCAACTCCCCATATCTCGATATACCATCCATTGGCAAAAAAATCAGCTTTAAAGCGTTTGTCGCATGGCAATGGGGGCTCATACACGTGAGGAATATTATGAGCAAACAGCCAATTATCGACACGCTGCTCATAAACAGATCGTACCATATGCCCATCTTGGCACAGGTATCGTTGGCCGTTGTTCCATCCATCCGGTTTAACCTGAATACCATACTCGTTACACAGTTTACTTATACGACTACCGGAAACGCCAAAGATATCGCCGATGAGATCCAAGGACATCCCGCTTTCATACAATCCTGCAAGTTCTTCTTTTTCTGGCATTATGGGATTATTTCCCTTATAGCGAGTATCCCAAATGGCCGCATGGGGCATGTTGTGCCTTATAAGCCAGTGGTAAACAGCCGATCCTGTAACACTAAACATTTCGCCGATCTCTCGATAAGAGAGGTGCTTTTCATGGACAAGATGATACAACTGCTCCTTTGTTGGCTCTTGAATACCAAGATTAAGCAACCCACGCCTAGCAGGTCGGATCGAGATATCATACTCAATCAACCAGCGTCTAACCTCAGTCTTACTTACATCAAACATGCTACCAATCTGACGTGTGGTCATTCGCTTAGCAAGGTAAAGTTCCTCCAATTGTGCTTTCTTAGGTTGAAATGTCTGTCGTATCACTTTTGCCAGAGAACTTTTAGGAAGGCGTTTGATGCCATAGTCTTTCATCCAACCACCTATAGTAGCTTGATGTACCCCAAATTGTTGAGCAATTTCTTCCTGAGTCAAACGCTCAACTTCATACAGATGTTTAAGTGTCTCAATACTAGGTTTCATGCGCTTTTATCCTCACTTATTTTTACCTATTATACATGTTTAGTTGGGAACATGCAATATGTAAATGAGGCGATTTCAGACAGGAGAACGATATGTCATATCCAACGGCTGGTGTTGGTGGAAGTATCACAGTAGGATCGACGGTGGCCGCCAATCTCGATAAATGGCAACTTACGCAAAAGGCGATGGTCAAAGATACTACCTCATTTGGTGCTAGCGGTTCCTGGCAGGCAAATACCACTACTATCAAAGATTGGTCGGCCAAGATGGACGGACGTGCTGATCCATCAGACACAAACGGTCAACTTGTGCTCATCAACGGCCTGGGCTCAACCGTCACTCTCAAGTTTAGTGTCGATGGTACGCACTATTGGAGTGGTAGTGCAATCGTGGTTGGTGTCAATCCGAAAGCCGATGCGAACGATGTAGTGACTGTGCAGTACGACGTAACCGGCACTGGGGCTCTCTCATTTACCTAAGAGGAGGTAGCATACTATGGCTTATCCTCTTGCGGGAGTAGCGAGCGATATATGGGTAACTGCAACACCAAGCGTGACTGCAACTAATGAGAGTTGTACTGACTCAGGCGATCACATCACCTACACGGCGGCAACGCACATCTTTTGGGACTGGACGCAAACATTTACGGTACAAAATAGTGCCAATGGCTCTACAGGATGGGCTACGGTCACAGACTACACCGTCCAGTGGGCCACAGGCAAGATCGTATTCAATACTGCTCGTGTCGTTTCAACGAACAATTTTACGCGCATCTCGACAGGAAACTATTTCACTGCTACTCAACTTGATGGCTCGTATCAGTGGGCACTTACACAAAAAGCATTGGTAAAAAATACTACCTGCTTCCAGGCAACTGGCGCATGGGCCACGAATACCGTCACGCTCAAATCAGCAACGGCCAAGGTATCCACTTATCGCAATGATAATCGCATCGGGTTAGAGTTGGGTAACTTGTTGGGTGTCCAGTTGTTTGTGGACAAAACGAACAATGTACGTTGGCAATTCTTCGCCATTGCAGCACAAGCTAACCCGCAAAGCGACGCGAACGATGTCGAGAAGCAAGTATTCGATTTTACTTCAGTACGAGATATTTACTTTTTAACTTCTTAGAAAGATCTATATGCCTGACTATATTGAAACAGATGATGAAAACGCGCTTCGGGCTCACATTCTTCAGAAGGATGATCGTGAGGAGCTACTAGTCGAAGTGCCTGAGTGGAATACTCATGTGCTCATTAAAGCTCTCTCGGGTGCAGCACGCAACGAATACATCGCATTCACAGTTGCGCTCAATCAGCATAAAGGTACTGCTGAATATGGCCGTCGCCTCTGGTTTGAGACGTGCCGACTAGGTTGTATGCATCCGAAGACAAAGAAGCCGATCTTCAAGTTTGCCGACCGAGACGAACTGATGAACGAGCACAACGGCCAAGTAATCGAAACATTAGGCCGAACTGTTCAGGACTTCTCGAAACTAGATGGATCGGTGATTGAGCAAGCGCGAAAAAACTTGTTGGGCATTCAGAACTCTACTACTATTACCAGCTCGTCGAGCGATTCGGACGAGACGACTGGCGAATAGAGAGTTTGTTGGAACGGATGCCGAATTCAGAGCTTGTGAACTGGATTGCTTACTTGCAGGCAAAAGAACAGAGGGAACAGATGCGCATGGTCGAGGCACTCTCTGTGGTGGCCACAAAGCTATTTAGGAAGGCGGAATAGATGCCTGGCAATAATGAAACAACAATAACCGCAAAAATTGTAGCGGACACAAGTGACTTCAACACGGAAAAGGTCGTAGAGCAAGCAAAAGCTGTTGAGTCTGCGACTTCCGATATGTCCAAAGGTCTGAATGAGGTTGAAGGTGCTACTGGGCAAGCATCCAAAGGATTAACCGAAGTTGGGACGGCCGGAGAACAAGCGGGTAAGGGACTAAGTGAAGTTGGAACCGCTGGGGGTGAGGTAGCAAGTAAAGTTGAGCAAGTAGGAGGAGCATCTGAAGAGGCAGGCGAGAAGGTAAAGAAGACGGGTGATGCCGCAAAGGAAGCGGGTGGAGGATTTGGCAATATGGCTATGCAGTCTATGCAAGCAGTTCAACAGATTGCCCAATTCGGGCAAATGATAGGCCAAGCTATCGCCTCGATAGGCCAATTGCATGATGCGGCTATCGCAACTGGCGATGCGTTCCTCTACTTGACCCAAGATGCTGACAAAGCTAATAGTATGCTGTCTACGCTCTCCGAAACGGCTGCTAGCAGAGATTATGGAGCACAAAAAGTTGATGATGTGGCTCAACACATGCTCATGCTTGGTAAAAATGCCTCTACTGTGGTACCTGAGATAAATAAGGTTGCAGATGGATTAGCCGCCATGGGTAAAGATGGCTCACAACTCGATAGTGTTGTGACTTCGATGAACAAGCTTGGAGAAAAAAGCAGAATTACCATGTCGGATATTGATAGCCTTGCGGATAAGGGTCTACCTGCATGGCAAGCGTTAGCAAGTGGCATGGGAGTATCCGTTGAGCAAGCTCAGGCCAAGGTAAAAGCGGGTGGTGTTGAGGGATCTAAGGCATTGGACGATATGATGAAGGGGCTCACTCAATATGGAGGAGCGGCCGAGGCACAATCACAAAAACTTGCTCCTGAGTGGGATAGATTTGCTAAAAATGTTCAAGGCGGTCTCGGTTTTATTAGTGATGCGTTTGCCAAGCTTTTCGAGGGACTTAATTCACTCATGGAAGGTGTGGATTCTGCTACTGATAAGATGATCAAACTTGGAGAAGCAGCCAAAGCGGTAATGCAGATGGCTACTACTATAGGCTCTCTTGGGTTGAATAATGTTATTTCAGGTGCTCTTGGTGCCAGTGGCGGGAATAATGGCGTTACTCCTAGTAGTACAGTTCTCCCGATGCACGCCGCGGGTGGTACTAATCTTTCAGGACTCTCAATTGTTGGCGATGAAGGACCAGAGTTGTTTGATCCGGCTGGTGGTTCTATCTATCCTCTTGATGGTTTATCTTCTAGCGGTGGTACTTCACTTTCATCTCTCCCATTGATGGGCGGCCAATCTGGACCGGTCACTATCCAGATCATGCTCGACTCTATGATGCTTGCTCAGCAGATCCTCCCGCAACTTGCGCCCATGATCCGGGTGCAGACAGGGAGGCGTCAATAATGATCGCATGTACCATTGGCGGCGTCTCTGTCCTGGTTGCAAATAACTCATTCTCAATTGTTGATGCTCTCGAAAATCGCTCTATCCTCACGCTGACGGTTCTCGACTCACCGGGAACCGCTAACTATACACGTGGTCAACCTGTTACGTTCTCTGATAGCGTTACAGGACTCTCTTATAATGGCTATGTCAATACGTCGGCTCCTGTCAAGCTCGGCCTTGCTAGCGGCTTTGTAGCGCATGCAGTGACGTGCATGGACAAGCAGTACTTGTTAGATAAGCGTACGAACTCAACGAATTACCTGAATTGGTACGCTGGTGATATTGCGACCGATTTTGTAGACTCTACCTTAGCCGGGGAGGGTGTGACGGCACCGTACGCAGCACGTAGGGATACAACAGCGGCGAACTTCAACAAGGGGATACTCAGCGGCGTAGTAGGCACAAGTAATGTAGGTGATGGGGATCTTGAACTGACCCTTGCAGGGGTGAATGTGACCATTGTAGAGGATCTCACTGCTGATTTTGCGATGGGCACGCTGATGAACGTACAAGCATCGTCTAATTCGCTTACTCCAACCAGTACAACGGCTATATCTTGCACAGCAGCACTTCTAGGCACCGTTACAGGCTCGTTTATGTCTGTAAAAATATGGTCGGGCTCTATGACAGTTGGCACCTTGGATAGCCTTAATTATGACATTTGGATAGGTGGTGCAAGCCCAGAAAGTAAGCTAGGTCTTGATCTCTACTTCTCTGACGGTACAAAGATGTCATCATTTGCCACGACAGATCAAAATAACCTTCCAGGTTCGCCTGTAACTGACCTAAATGCCTATGCACATAATACTTGGTATTCAAGAACAATCACCTTTCCATCAACTCTTAATGGCAAAATTATTAACTCAGTGACTATTACCATTGCAGGTACAAGTGTAGGAACATATACCGCTTACATCAAAAATGCGTACTTGGGTAGCCAATCTGGGAATAAATTCTTTGCGATTGGGGCAACCACAACCAATGTTAGCCCTCCTCAAATCTTTTTGTATATAGGCTATCAACTCGCTTCAGTCATCAGTAACGTTGTGCCTGTTTTTATTGCGAATAATACCTATCGGATTAGTCCGGCATATACTATCGATCCTGTAAAATTATTGCGTTCCTCTCTTATAGCATGGACGGCCACGGCTATATCTGGCATTTCGATATATGTTTCTTATGATGGAGGTGCTAGCTACGTCTCTTGTACGATAAATGCGCCGTTACCTGCACTTCCAGTAGGTACAAATGTTACTGGCATGACTGTCACTATAAAAGAGGTATTTACAGCGAGTGGTAGCACTGATCCGACTATTTTCCCAACATTAAATAGTGTGAATATCTCGCTTTTATCGGCTCCAAAAGCAACAAAGACCGATATTGCTCAAAACTATATTACTGCGGCCAACTGGAATACGGGTACCTACACAAATACCCTTCTCTCTGGAAACAACCTCACTCTTGGTCCAACCTCCCGAGATTGGAATGATAACCTTATCACAAACCAGACGTTTACCACGCTAGCGGGATCTCCTACTCAGAGTGCATCAGGCGGAAAATACAACATTGCAAGCCCATCAGGGGCAAGAGGAATATCAAGCCTTGATTTTGCGGGAGTGGTAGCTGATTTTGTCTACGATCTTGATATCACTGTTGGAAGCGGCTCAGCTGGTTCTATATACTATCGCAATCCAACAAAAACAATCCAAAACGGATATTTTCTGCAATTAGATCCACTGTCAGGAACGCTTTTCTTGCTTGCAGGTACAGGTCCAACAACAGTTGCTCAAGTCGCTAGTGTGGTAACAGGTGGTACGACCTACCACTTCAAGATTGTTGTCACGGGATCGTTACATACAATTTATCAAGATGGCACACTTCGATTTAATGTGACTGATACCACTTTTACCGGTCCTGGTTATTTTGTCTTGGGAGGCGCATATGTATCAAGTAGTACAACGTGCAGTTTCGATAATGTTGTTATCTCACCAGGGACAAGTGGCACATGGCAATCCTCGGCTATATCCATTAGTAGCCTGACTGCTTGTGGGCTGTCTGCGATCTATTGGACCGAAACGAATACATTAAGTCCTGCAATTGCAAGTATTCTTGTACAAACAAGCATTGATGGTGGTTCCTCTTTCCAGAATTGTACCAATGGTGGAGGTATTCCAAACCTTACAAGTGGTACAAACGTAACGGGAAAATCGATCATCGTAAAAGCTACAATGGTCACTGTTTCGAGCGTTAACATACCTATCCTCTCACAAATGGTATGGCGCGTTTTGGGTCAGTATCCAGGCTCAACTGGCACGCGTTCAACCGTTCCGCTAGGCTTCGACACTGCAATCAGGGCCAATGTCGGGAGTGGTTTCGGAACGGGAACCGATGGTCAAACGTACACGCAAATTGGTACAGCAACTACCAATCTCACCTCCAACAAGCTCCAAATCACCAATACTACTGGCGATGTTCACATGCTCTATGGTTCGCGAGTAGCAGGAGATTGTGAAGGAACCGTACGCTTTACGCTCTCCGCTAGCACGATGGTATTCGGGATGGAACTGCACTATGGAGATGTAAACAACTACTATCGCTTCTACGCTAGCACTACCACGCTCACTATCCAGAAACGGCTGGCAGGAGTATCTACCACGCTACAAACGGCTGCTATGGCGCTATCAACGGGTACAGCGTATTGGATGAGGTTTCGGATCGTGGGAAGTGGGCCTGTGAACTTATACGGCAAGGTTTGGGCTGGCGGCATACTTGAGCTGACGAGTTGGGGTATTACGGCAACGGATACTTAAGGAAGGATCTCGATTATGGCATTTCCAGCCTCTCTAACAGATGCAGGCACTATACCAATTGGTCAGGCATACAAACCGGGAACCGGCTTTGCTGCTATTCAAGCATCGCTCATCACGAATACCGATGGATCTAGTAATCTATCCGCTCCCATAGCATTTCACCACGCATCAGGAACGGTGCTGCTTCTGGCAAGTGCAGCACAAACGACTACTCCGGTAACAAATGGGCCTTATGTTGTTGGGCCTTATGCTGAATTGGCGGTAGATGTCAACATCACAGCCAAAACAGGAACGGCACCAACTATTCAGTTTTTTGTGGACAGGATCGGAGCGGATAGTATCGCTTACAATATTTGGTCAAGTTCGGTAATCAGCAATACCGCTCCTGCACAGGTAAGTACCTCGATAGGTTCCGGTTTTGCGGTCAATCAATCATTTGGATCTAGCATACAGTTCCGGTGGATCATCGGGGGCAGTGCTACTCCTGGGTTCACGTTCAGTGTTTCAATTTTGGCGAAGTAAAAGGAAAGCCGGGAGTAAAAATAATGCCAGTTGGAAGCAATATTGAACTTGAAAATATCTATACGACCTATGGTTATTCAGCGGGTTCTCTCAATGCGGATCTTATCGCAGTTACGGATGTTTCGGCTTACAAGTGGATTGGTCTCTATGTAGGATCAAGCGTGTATGTAGGTACGCTAACCTTTCAGGGATCATTTGATAATGTTGATTGGATCGATATCACAATGTATCGTCTCGGCAATCTGGACGGTGCTCACTCGGTCTCATCTGTCTACAGTGAAACTACTACGCTCTTTGGCGCTCCTATCCGTTTTCCGCTCTTTCGCTGTCGGATGACAGGATACACAAGCGGAGCAGCTACAGCGGTCTTAGAACTGCGTAGTGAGGGTTTGGCTGGCCTGACATTGACAGCAACCAATGGAGCCGTCGGAGTGCTGCAAGGACAGTATTACATTGGCGCGACTGTCAACGACGGTACGGCAAGTATGGCTATAGCAGCCGGTACCGTAGCAGACACGGTGGTATACGCTGGTAAGTCGATGCTCGGGGGAATACTCGTAACAACGGCCGGTGTCAATTCGATGCTTGTCTATGACAATGCCACGGTTGGAAGTGGCACGATTGTCGGACTCGTACCACCTAGCGCGGCCGTAACTGGCATTGCATACTCGTCAGGCTCTCCTTGTGCAAACGGAATTGTGGTTAAGGGAAATGCCACGAATCCGGCCGTGACCATCTTCTACACCAATATTAACTAGCAAGAAAGAGATACCTCGTGCCATTTTACGTACAACGCGCTTTAGGCTCAACGCTCGTCTTTTATGACACAAGTGGCGGTTTTGCGTTGTTCGCGAATGGCACAGGTACGGTTCAAATTGACAGTTTTCGAGTGACACAGTATCCCGATCCGGGTCTATCGTTGGCACCTGTCATACCTCGCCTTGGCAGTTCTAGCGTGAGTTGGACACCAACCCAACCAGCCAATACCTCGATTGTGGTCAAAACGTCGCTAGACGGGCTTACCTGGACCGATGTATCGAGTAGCAACGGCGGGACTATTCCCGGTATCACCACGCAACCAGATCCAACGATTGATCTGTTCGCCTCAAATACCAGCGCTAACTACACCAACACGAACAAATCAGGTGGATCTGCTGCAACGCCAACGTACGACACGGCAAACAGCAGAATAACCCTTGCAGGGGGTAGCGGAGGGCTGTATCTCTATTCGAGTATCTCTTGGGCTGACATTGACATCATGGCCGTGATGGATCGCTCTGACGCGGGTGGGCTCGTATGGCGCTATGTGGATGCTAGCAATTATTATGAGTTGGGAGCGTACGATGATACAGCGTCTGGAGGTTTCACCAATGCGCTAAGGCTCTACAAAGTTGTTGCAGGGACGCGCTCATTGATCGGTTCGGCTTCTGTAGTATCTTGGCCGAGGTCTACAGCGGGCACATCGCCGTATAAAACGATACGTGTCACGATGTTGGGCTCGTCAATCACGGTCTATTTTGATGGTACTGTGATGCAAACTTCTACAGATACAACGTTTGCAACTGGCAAAATGGGCCTGCGTAACGATGGTGGCACGTCGCGATACTACCAATTGAGACTGCAACCACAAGGCGACAGCGTAACCGGCACACCATCAGGCGACAGCGTAACCGGCAACTATGTATACACGCAAGTTACACTTGCCACAACTGATCCATCAGTTACGCCTAGCATTCAAGATCTCACCACTTCAGCACATAGCCCACAGATCGCACGTGGCGCACTGATCCCACAATTGCACGATCCTAGCAAACCATTTGCAACGCCATTCAACGCAGAAATGGACACAATTGCAGCCGCTAGCGGTGACTTCTGGTGGAACGTTGATAGCACTAGCTCACTCTCGTTTGCAGCGAGAAATGCAACTCCTGCTCCATGGTGTCTACACTCTTCAGATCTACTCTTCACACCAAACGTCACGCCTACAAATGGTGCTGATTTGTACCGCAACCGGCAAAATATCACCAATTGTATCGATCTTGTAACGGTCTCTGGCGAACAGAAGATAGCAGATGGTACGGCTACAAGCTGGCAGATGGCTTATCCGCTCTATAGTGCTCCGACGATTGCCGTGCAAGGCGTAACCAAGACGGTGGGCGTCCAGGGCGTTGATAGCGGCAAAGATTTCTACTGGCAAGCTGCTAGCAATGGCATAAGCCAGGATAGTGCTGCTACAAAAATACCGAGTGGATATCTTCTCCAGTTCGGCTACATAGGCCAATTCACACGCACCGTCACAGTAAATAATCTCTCTGAACAAGCGGCACGACTGGCTATAGAAGGTGGTACAGGGATCGTGGAGGCGACAGAGGATGGTAAGGGGATGCTAGCAAGTAACGCCACAGTCTACGCTAATGGCCTGCTAGCCAAGCATGGCAATAACAATACTTGCGAATTCATCGGAAGTACGCAAAGATCGGGGCTTGTACCTGGTCAACTCCTCTCGGTTTTTGTTTCTGAGCACTCTTTAAATAATGCTCAATTGCTTATTGTCAAAGTAACCACAATCGGCCAACAGCAACTAGATGGATCAGTTTTGTACGAGTATCAAATTGATGCTACTTCAGGACCAAACATCTCGAAATGGTCTGATGTGTTCTTCGGATAAAGGATAAATACCATGCCAACAACAGTTACGCCAATAGCGCCAATATATAAGCTCAATCGGCCATACTATAATCCTAAAGATTATGGCGCGGTCTTTGATGCCACAACCGATGATACAGCGGCAATTCAACTCACCATTAATTCAATGTCAACGTCTAATCCTGGTACACTTTTCATACCAGAAGGAACCGCCAAACTTACCGCATCGCTTACGATCCCGGCAACAATGACGAGCGGGTTTGCAATTGTTGGTACAGGCTGGGGCTCTATTCTCAAACTGGCAAGCGGCGTCAATGACTACGCTATTAAGTTCTTGGGGGCGGCCACTGGCCTCACAGGAGCGACATTTCGAGACTTCAAGATTGACGCCAATTGCACAGGGCAAACAACGGGCGGCGGTGGTATCGACGCGAATGGTGCCTACGCTTGCCTCTTCGATCATCTCTGGATACATGCAGCCTACAACGATGCCATCCATATTCATAATGGCGTTGGCATTGGTGGTTTTGGCTATCAATCCTTTGTTACAAATTGCTTGCTAGAAGGTGGCAATGCTAGTACAGGTAATGGACGTGGCTTGTCACTTGACGCAACCGATCAAATTATGATCATCGGCAATGACTTCCGTGACAATGGCGGTACGAGCGGCTCTGATGTTTATCATATTCGAGACAATAACGGACTGGCCTCCATCATTGGCAACATCTTCACAAACAATCTCTCTGCAAATGTTGGCGGAGGTGGCATCATCTCATACTCTAACTTTTGCCGTATCGAGGGCAATATGTTCGAGTCGCTAGCAGGGCCGAACGTGGCTTTGAAGGGCAACAAGCACGTTGTAATAGGCAATGTGTTTACTAACATTGGCAAGGGTGTAGGGGCTGCTAACACCGTCTCTGGCGTGTATACGGATAGCAATAATAGCATCATCACAAATAACTATTTCAATGATGATGGAACCGTCACAAATGGCACTCAGGCATTCGTATACATGGACTCCAACACGACCGGGAACATTGTTTCAGGCAATCAATTTGACGCTTCCAACGGAGGAACCGGGATACTCAATATCAAACTTGGAACCGGGACCACAAACACTATCGCTCGTAACATCGGGTGGGTTACCGAAAAAAGCGGAACAGCAAGTATCACAACCGGCAATACAACTGTTACCGTAACTCATGGTTTGAGTGTTACCCCAACGCTTCAGCAAATTATGGTCACTGCACAGACCACCTTTGGCAGTGCCGCTAAATTCTGGGTAAGCACTCCGACCTCGACAACTTTTATCATCAACGTCAACGCAGATCCCGCTGGCACTTTGACCTTTGGTTGGCGTGCTGATACCGGCTTTTAAGGAGCACATTTATTATGGCAAATACTAACGCTCAATGGCAGGAAAATCTTGAAGTAATCGCGAACGCTGCAACCATCGTTGCGCAATCTGGCTATGTAGCACTGACCACACCAGCGGCTCAAACGACAGCCGCTACCGACACGCCGTACACGTTCGGTAGCCAGGTCAATACCGTGATTATCCAGAACAACACAGCCGCTAACCTCAATTTCGCATTCGATGTTGCTGCTACCGCTGGCTCATTGTTGCTCACACCAGGTCAGTACTATGAAAAGCCAAAGAAGGTCACGGTCGTTCACCTGCTCACCACGCTGGCAACGAACGTCAATGGAACAGCAGCAAATAATATCGTGCTCTTGGGAGAGTCATAATGAAAGGTCAGGACTCATTTGTAAGAGCGAATCAATCGGGATTTGGCACTGCTTCAAATGGGGAGAGTTGGACAGCATCAGGCGGCACGCTTTCAATTGCTTCTAATAAAGGAGTGATCGTCTCCAATGGTGCCGATGCGCACATACAACTCGGCTCACAAACTGGCACCGATATGATCGTGCAATGTCTTCTCTCGATTAATAATGTCAATGACATTTGTGGCATCGAAGCACGCTTTACGGCTGCAAGTGGCACCTCGTGCTACAAACTTCTGTTCTATGGTGCCGATGTCCACATCAATAAATCAGTGACCGGAAGTGGTACCAATCTGGCGAACTTTGGCGGACTTGCAATGACGCTCAACACGCTCTATGCATTTAAGCTCTTCTGTGTTGGAACAAAAGTGAAGGGGAAGGTATGGGTTAGCGGGGCCGCTGAACCTGACTGGCTCATGAGCGTGACTGATAGTAGCGTTGCATCGGGCGGCTTCGCTCTCCTCGGTCAAACGAATGGAGGGAGTACAGGCGTGCAATGTAGTAGTTTCCTTGCCGCGTCGTCGTCTTCACCTGTTGTGCGTCCACTGCTAGGATTAGCACGACGAATTGTATAAGGAGCCAATCCATGCCAATTGATATAAAATCTCGCCTCGGCTGGCATCCAGATAAGCCAGATCAGCGCGATCATATCTTTTTCACGCCATTTCATCTCTTTCAACAGTTACCAGCAAGTGTTGATCTTCGTCCTATGTGTCCGCCAATTTATGACCAAGGCAATTTGGGCAGTTGTACCGCCAATGCTATAGCGGCTGCTCTCGAATTCGACATGAAAAAGCAGGGAGAAATACCGGTAACTCCTTCTCGCCTGATGATCTATTGGAATGAGCGCAACAAAGAAGGTACCGTTACCAGTGACGCGGGTGCTTCTATTCGCGATGGGATCAAGAGTGTCAACCTACAAGGCGCGTGTGATGAAGTCGAATGGCCTTATGATATTGAAAAATTCACCGTACAACCTTCTGCAAACTGCTACGCGGACGGGATCAAGCATCGCTCTCTGAGCTATCAGCGCGTTCTCCGCAATCTTGCACAGATGAAAGCATGTTTAGCATCTGGCTATCCATACGTGATAGGCTTCTCTGTCTATGAGTCATTCGAGAGTGATGTTGTAGCTAAGACTGGCATGATGCCAATGCCGAGACACAATGAGCGGTCTCTAGGAGGACACTGTGTACTTGTAGTTGGCTATGATGATGCTCAGCAATCATTTACGACGCGCAATAGCTGGTCGGCCTCCTGGGGAGATCACGGATGCTTTTATATGCCATATGCTTATCTGCTCTCGTCCAGCCTGTCTAGCGACTTCTGGACTATTCGTACAGTTGAATAACATGGATCAAACGACATCGCAACAACCAACCAATAACAACTTGACTGATATGCTTATTCGCATCAACACTGTTGAGCAACAAATCAAGCATGTGCAAATACAACTCAATCAATATGTGACGATTGACGTAAACAATCTACAACTTCAGAGTATTCATTTGGTTGTTGATCGAATTGAGCATGATGTAGGAGATCTGAAACATCAATTCGTCGAACTCAACGCCAAACTATCCATTCAAGATATAGATGCTAAGCAGCGCGACGCGGCACAACGCGAAAGCCAGGACAAGTTACAAATTCGGGTACTGTATGGCATCGTCTCAATTGCTATTGCTGTACTTATAGGCGTACTTATAGCTTATTTCACACATTTTATAAGGTAAAAGGAGGTGATCTATGCTTAACAAACGAAAAAAGCCGTCCATCTATGTACACATGGCAATGATCACCTGTATCGCACTCCTGATCATTCTTGGTTTATTTCAGTCGGTTTGGGTGCTGGGTGGTAGCGCAAGTAGCATCATGGTTCAATGTGGGCTCCAGCGTACACGTATGCAAGCTATCACAAAAGATGTGCTCATCCTGGCGTATCGTCCAACTGCTGACCACGCACAAGCCATAGGCGAACTACAAATAGTATTGCCGCTTTGGGAACAAACACAGAAAGGGTTGCAGGTCGGAGATACTACATTGATGTTGCCTGCACATGTTCCTGAAACTGTGCAGGCGTTGATGATAGCAAGCCAGTCTGATTATCTCGCTATTGATACGGCTGCAAAAAAGATTATTGCTGATGGTCCTGTTGATCCAATCCAAGCACAAATCATTCTTAATCATGAGCATAGTTACGCAGTCGAAATGACACAAGTAAATAATGCCTGGCAACTGCAAATAGATGGAGCATTCTTGCATATTTTCTGGATTGAGAGCGGTATCACGCTGCTTGTAATCGTGCTGCTATTGCTTCTCTATATACGATCTCGGATTGAAGACAGAAAGCACAGACGTGCAAAAAATATTAACCAGCAATCATTTTAATGGACGAGGCGGCTACAAACCACGATATGTGATAAATCACGGCACAGCAGGCGGCACAAGTGCGGTAGCCATCGCGCAATACTTCCAATCAACCGAAGGAAGCGATGAGCCAGTATCCTCCAACTACGTCATCGGTACAGATGGTCAGGAAGTGATGTGTGTGGAGGAAGTAAATGCGGCATATGGAAACGGGATATTGGAAGCAGGACATGATACTTGGTGGACGCCTCTCATTAATCCAAACTATCCGACAATATCAATCGAACATTGCAAGCCAAGTAGCGATAACAGTGATCCGCTCACTGATGCACAAAAACTAGCCTCGTTCATGCTCATTCGAGATATCTGTCTACGAAATAATATCCCGATGAGACCAGCCGATACAGTTGGCGGCATAACCGGGCACTTTAGTATAGCGCCATTATCGCGCAAGTCGTGTCCCGGTAACTATCCTTGGGCCGAATTATGGGCATATCTAAGGAGTACAAATACTATGGCAATACCTTCTGGCTGGACTGACAACAGCACAACGCTGACCGCGCCAAACGGCATTATTGTTACGCTTGGTTTTCGTGACTACATCAAAAACAACGCGTGGAACCCGGCTAACGTACCACAGCGAACCGCTGAAGCGCGCGGACCTATTCTACTCAGCAATCCATCCATCGGATCGGGCACTCGGCAAGTCTTCCGTGATTGTGTGCTTATCTGGACACCAAAGACCAATGTCTTCATGGCTCCGCTCGGCCAAGAACTGCTAGCCTATGAACAAGCATTAGCAGCAATCGCTACACCTTCCAGCATCAGTACCGCTATAGGTCAGGCGGCTACCACGCTGGCACAACTACAACAGCATCTTAACCTCGCTACCGGAGATCTCGCTTTAGCACAGCAGACACTCGCCCAACTCAAATAAGGAGCGTCATTATGAGCACCGTTACCATCTCGCCTATCCTGGCAGCATTTATCTCTTTCATCGTCGCTATGATCTCAAACTACTTACGAGGTAGACAGTTACCAACGTGGCAAAATGGACTTATCGTATTCGTCTCAATGATTTTCATCGCAATCTTTGCAGCATGGCTCTCTGATGGCTTCACAACTGACTTGAGGCAATCGGTATCGCTTGTAATTGGTTTTATTGTAGTGCTGGCCGGGAGAGATGCATTCGCACTATTGGACTATCTCCATGCCGCTCCCTCACCACTACAGCCAAAAAAAAGCGTACTTTGGCAACCTACCACCCAACAACCGACAGTGTTTCGCGGCAACACGATCCCTACGCGTCCATTAGATCGGCAATAGAGCACATTTGGAATATCACCGTCCAGATCATGCTAACAATCGTGATAGCGCTGGGGATCATCTTATTCATCTGGCTACTGCTATTCGCTCCATGGCCGGGTACGCCATGAGTGGTATTTGTGGTTAAGTTTTGTTATACTGGAGCGCGAGAAGGACGTACCCATGAAAACATCATCCACACAGACCCATGGTAAATGCGAACACTCTATAAAACGGCTTTCTCTCTGCGCTTCGATAGACCGAGAATTGATACC